ACACTATTTCACCTAAAGCCGTACTAAATGCACCTCAAACAGTTGATAACATCACCTTCACATGGACATCAGTAGATGTAACACCAGCAAACAAACCCGACTGGGGAATAAAAACTGCTGGCAACGCTTTCTCATTCACAGAAACCCTGTCAAATCCTGGCCTTTCAAATGTAACAACAATCAATCGAACCACAACAACAGAATCTATTGTGGAATCGGTATCTGTCTTTACTCAATAACATGTAGTCAGCCAGTATTTGCAAACGCCACAACAATAGCATCACCTTCAGCTACATCACAGGGGTCGGTGATTAACCAGGGAATACAGGTTCAAAATGGTAGCTTTATGTTTCAAGAAGTAGGCGATGGAATCCGTTGCAGTGGAACGACTCTTACAATTAATCCCTTCATTTCTAAAGTCAATACTTGGAAAGATCCATTTGAACCTTATTACCAAGAAAATGTCTATGACGATAGTACAGATGATGATGGTAATTTAATTAATCCTGGTGGAGTTTTATACACAAAACCAATTAGAACTGGACAAGCTAAGAATAATTTAAGTTTCAACTATGGCATAACTGCAACCGTGGCCGTTCCACTAGATAGACGCATGACCAACAGGTGCGTAGCCGCTATGAATAGCCGTGTTAAATATTTAGAACAAGCCTATAAAGCTAAAAAGTTAGATTATGCTTTGGGGCGTTTAAAAGTGTGTGCAGAGCAATTAAAGCTAGGCGTTGTTTATGCAAAAGACAGTCCTAGTTATGTTGTCTGTGAAGATGTAAGGCTTGTGAATCCTCCTAATACATTGCCAGATCACACCCACAGTATTGAAGTTACTTCCGAGAATCCCTCTGTTCCTTTTTCCTTTCAGCGAGGGACTTTACAGGAGGCTTCTTCCCCCGAATAGCTAACAACTTCTTAGTAATCTTCTTAGAAAATGATTTGACTTGTCCTTTTAATTGCTTCTGAACAAACTTAGCTATCGGTTGACCAATAACAGTGACTCCAACAACTGATGTAATTGCAATAGCAGATGTATTAACAAGAACCGTAGGCTGTGGAGCGTAATTACCTGCGATCTCTACAGGATTTAAACCTTCCCAAACAGTTTCACATTTACCTGTAAGCACATCTCTCTTCCATCCTTTAATCCTTGCAAGGCCGCCTTTACCTAACGAACCAACAGGAGTTTTAGCAAGTGTGTCTAAAGGTGGGCAAGGCAGAATATCTGCAATAAAATTCCCATCAATCATTGGAGTTTTAAAATCTTGTTGCCCTACATCGGTATCTCCCTTCTCGTCATTTTTGCCATCCTCTTCTTCCACTTCCTTTCTCTTATTCCCTTTTGAATTAATTTTCGGAAGAGGTGGAACTATTTCTGGTTCATCTTCTTTTACAGGTCCAACAGCAGATAGTCCGTCCCAATCAACAGCCATACTTTCAAGTGTTGGGACATTTCCATCGCATACATAAAAATTCCCTTTAGGATCATTAGTAACTAAATTCTTATTTTTTAACGTCCTAGCTCTTACACAGCCAGGCATCTGAATAACAGGAAAGCCTATGTTGTTAGGTATTAAAGGATCAGGTGCAAAAATTAAAGTTGTATCTATTGAAGCTTCAGGTATCTCTTGAATCGAAATATCTTCTATTTCCATTTAGCAGTCATTGAAATCAGAAGCAATATCACTGCCAATATTTCCTGCTGCTTTACGAGCTTGACCAAAGGCAATACCGCTTAGAATAGGGCCAACAATAGGAAGACTCGCTAATGCAGGCGTAACATGAGCTGCTCCTAAAGTACCAACCATTTCTCCATTACTTTTACCCATAGCCTTTTGCTCAAGACACTTAATCTTTTTTGCAGTTAATTCCTCAGTATCACTACCGCCTCCTTGAAACAACGCAGGGTTAAAATCAGTATGAGCAACCGTTTCTTTATGAATATAAACCTCACGCTTCTTCTTGCCTAAGAAACCAGGAAGGTCTTCGTTTCTATCTTCTGAGTACAGCAAAGTCTTTGGATCGTGTTGATTACTTGCCATTGACCATGTGTGATCTTCTCCTTTCTTTTCTGAACGGATAGAAAAACTGGAATACTGATTGGAAGGCATTGCTGCCAAGTTAGGAATACCACTATCTTTACGAGCCAGCATGTTTAAGCTCATAAAGTTAGTAGCAATCAAACCGCCTCCTAAAACAAGAGAAGTTAGGCCGTTAAACGATTTAAATTGAATCACTTAGAAAATGGATTAACAGGGCCAGTGGCAGAAGGCATTTTCGGGATAGATGGCATCGCTCCCTTAACAAGAGAAGGCAATTGCTTTTGCACTTCAGTCATGATGGATTCTGTAATCTTGCCACGCTGAAAGTAAGCAAACGTACCACCACCTACTGCCACTACAAGAGCAGCAGTATTTATATAGGTGAGAATTTTTATCATGCAGGGCAAGCCTCACCACCATCAAGCTCATCTAAATTTGCTTGAACCAATTCTGCGGCTTTAGTTTCTAGGATTTGCTGATTTTCTTTCCACTCTGTAGCTCTACGCTCTTGATCTGCCTTTAATTGCTTGATTTCAGCAGTAAGAGTTAAACGATCAGCCATAAAAATAATACATTGCCCTCAAATTATAAACCTACTGTCTATCCCTGACCTGTTCGGCCAGCACTAAGCATGGGCGTAGTAAATAAATGTCTCACCAGCATTGTTTACAGCACTATTATTTCCAACCACAGTAAAACCAGTTGAAGTAGGATCGCCCAAATCTCCATGACTATTTTCTTGAGCATCATTTTTATTTAATCTCAAATTTTCATCAGTACCAGAAGCCCAACCACGAACAGTATCTAACACAAACCAATCTTCAGTTATACTAATATTCCTTATAATTACAAATCTTGGTTGAAATCCAGTTGTTATTGTTTGAGAAGAATCTGAGCCATCGTAATAACCAACCTTGCTGATGCCCTCAACGCTGGCGAAGAGCATGGCTAAATAGTCTTCACCACTACCATTAGTTTCACTATGAGTTCCAACAGTGAATACACTGGAGGTGGGAGCGGTATCATTCCATGACGAATCACCATAATCACCTTCAGCATCATTAGTATTTAATCTCATCCTATACTGTTCAGGATTAGTACCACCATTCATTCCTTTGTGATACACTTGCCAATTTTTTCCTGAAGTACCTCTATTCTTTATCCACATCATTTCTGGAACCTTTCCAAGGGAATGATTTCGGGCTGTAGCTGCACCTGTTCCCTCGTAAGTCACCACATCAAACCCAGCGTGGCGTTTCCACATCCAAGACTGATATGTAGCTCCATCAGCTTCTTCGCCCCAACCTACATTAGAATCCCAAGCCCAAGCAGATCCAGCATTTTGTTCGGCATCAGTATCATTAGTTTCTAAAATCTTACCGCCCATTAATCTTGAACCTAATACCCAACTATCAGAACTTGCAAATTGCCTTCTTAAGGACATATCTACAGGGAATCCTGAATCGTAATTAGGAATAGTAGTCGTACCGGCTCCTGTATCCATAGCAAATACTGACGTTCCTTCCCCTGCGCCGTAAGGCTTGCCAACGTAGCCATCGCTGCGTCTAATGGCTACATATATATAATCTCCATTGTTGGCATTAATAAGCACACCTGCACTAGCATCAACAATAAAACCAGTAGACGTTAAAGTTAATCTCTCTGCACTATATTCCGCGTTAGTTAAGTTAGGGAAAAGATAGCGTTCATCATCTCCTTTTGACACTATCCCACGCATTGAATCAAACATACTCCAATTGGCAGACGTATCAGTCCTTTTAATCATTATAAATTGTGGTTCCCATCCTAAATTAACTTCAAAATCAGTAGATGAGTTTCCCTTATATATTCCGCACTTGACTACATTCTGGTCCTCTGTGTCTCCAAATTTAAACCCAGCAGGGTCATCGAAGGGTGAATCGGTTGATGCTGTTGGATCACCCTGCGAGTTAAGTGTTACAGGCGTTACGGTTGAGCCAGTGACAGAGCTGTCATTGCAGCATAAAAGCTTAGTATTCGTTATGTTTGTTAATGGCTCTGTTGGAGGTCTAAATGATGAGGTATAAACTGCTGTTCCTTTTACTACTCTGAAATTACTAATACTACCGTCCATCACATAATCAGTATGTTCGTAAGCACCAACTGCTATATAAGTGCCATTATAGTTAGTATTATCGGTGACTGATTTATCCAGTATGCCATCTACATACAGCGATGTAGTTCCACTATTTCTAACATAAGCAACATGAATCCAGTGTCCTCCTCCAACTTTCGCTTTAGCAGCACCTTCATGATCTGATCCACCAGCAGTGAATCTAAAAGTGGTATCAATCCAAAGAGCCATAGTATCGTTGACATTACTAGATGTAAGTCCACCAGATGTTGACGATATTTGAAAAATACCACGTTCATTGGTATCCGCTTTAACCCAACATTCAACTGTAAAGTCTCCAGTTCCCATAGTGAAATCACTACTAGAACTTGTTGTGTTTATATAATCACCAGTCCCATCCATGTCCACGCTACGAGCTAAAGCATTTGTGGACTCACCACCTGCGAATAAATAACCGATATAGTCTTCCCCATCAGTGTTAACACGAGCATTACTACCTAATGAGAATACAGAAGCCGTTGGTGTTGTATCATTCCACGTATTAGAACTCGTTGCTACTCCACCATCCGTGTGTAATATTAGAGTTTTTCCATTCCCAAGTGACCGGTGGTAAACTGCCCAATCTTCGTCAGGACTGCTATATCTCTTACATAACATGAACCCCGGAACACTACCTAACGAATGAGATATTTCCCTATTACTACCGTTCCCAGTCCATTGAACAACCTGGAACATTGGTGAATTTCTCCAATTCCAAGTAGCATATTTATCACCAGCAGAATTAAACGGACCCATACTAGAACTAGTAATTGAGAACCCGTTATTATTAAAGCTGCTAACACCAGTTAAGGTTTCTTCGTCATCATCTTTATCAGATCTTAGATTTTTGTTATTTCCTCTTACTGTATCGACTAGATAATGCCCATCACTATTTGAGCCTCTATTTTTAACCCAAATCAACCCACCTTTTTCCAAATTATTCAACCCGTTTACGATATTTATAGCACTACCGGTTCCGGTGTAGAGGTAGGTCGAGAAGCAGTCGTCAATGTAGACAGGATCATCTTTTGCCCCTACCCCCAATAACATTTGTTGAATAGCCATTTTAATCCTCGTGTTGTGTGTTAATTAGTAGGTACATTTTTTAACTCAGTGGTGAACCTGAGATATAGCAAGTATCAGCAGCCGTAAATAACAGAGTACATACGCCGCGTGTTCCTAAAGTACGATTTGCGTTCGTTGCATCGGCGATGTTATACATATTTGTGCCCTTAGTTATTGTTAAATCCCCACCCGTATTATTCACAAGAGTAACGGCCATTCCCGCCGAGAAAACACTGTCAGGGACTGTGATATTGCCACTAGCTAAGATATGTTTTCCAGCATCAGCAGCTACCAACGTATAAGCCCCTGATTGTGAATTTTGCGGTATAGATCTTACTGGCCCTTGGGCATCATCAAAGGTTGTTGCCGTGACTTTTCCTGTACTAGGGTTGTAATGAAAATCGCCGTCAGATTCTAAACCTACATTTCCTGTTGCTGATGCATCCTCAATAAAAGGAATTAAATTATTTTCGTCTGTGCTTTCGTTATCTGCCACAGATATATGTGCGGCATTGGTTGAGTTAGTAACTGTTGTGCCGGCTATTACTGTACCTAAAGCTGTACCACCAATTGTTATGGCATCAGCCTCTAATGTTCCATCAAAATCTCCATCTACAGCGTCTATATTTCCTACAAATTCTGTAGCCGTTAATTTACCTGAACTCGGATTATAACTAAGGCCTGTATCCGATTCAGCTCCTTGCGACCCAGTTGCAGCATCAGAAAATAAAAGGTAACAAGTCTCGTCTGTTGTGTTGTTAGCAGTAACTGTAAATTCAGTTGCTAAAGCTGCTGTTCCACTTGTGTCCTGAGTACCAGAAGCATTAACACCAGGAAGATCTATTGCTGCTGTACCGTCAAAACTAACCCCACCAATATTTCTTGCTGTTGCTAAAGCCGTTGCAGTAGCAGCATTTCCAGTACATGAGCCTGAAGAACCTGAAGCATTACCAGTTAAATTCGCAACAAACGCACTCGCTGACTTATCCCATAACCCATTACTAGAATCCCCAGTAAAAGTGACATCTCCTGTGAACGTGCCACCAGCAAGAGGCATTTTTGTTGAGTCAGTGACAGAGTCAGTTGCCCATTCAAGAGTCGTAGCAGTCGATCCAGCTTTGAGTACTTGACCTGTTGTTGGTGCGCTCGCAGGAAGTGTATAAGTTATATCTGCTGATTGAGCTTGAGCTTTAAAACCTGAGAAATGTGCGCCGTCAGAATCAGCTTCGCTTAGCCGTAATTCTTTTGCATTATCAAGAATTAAGTTACCTGTAAGTGTTCCACCCGTAGCAGGTAAAGCAGCATTAGCTGTTGTAGCAGCAGCATCAGCAGCATCTTTCGCTGTCTTTACAGCAGCAGGAGTAGCAGCAGTTGTTGCACTTGTGCTTGAAGCTGAATCAGTTAATTGAAGAACACCAACGGCACTTGTCGTTCCAGTCGTAATTTTGCTACCAGCAATTGCAGCACTAGCGTTTATATCAGCATTAACAATTGCTCCAGCAGTAATAGAAGTTAAACCTGCATTATTTATTCCTATATCACCTGTAACTGCAACTCCTGTTACTACATTTGATCCGTTTCCTACAAGGATCTGAGCAGAAGTTAAAGCAGCTAGTTTACTAAATGCAATGGCAGCTCCAGCAGCTAAGTTTGCATTTACTAAACTTGCATCAACCATTGTTGATGTCACAGTATTAGTATCTCCACTTGTAATTACTGTTCCAGTTGTGTCTGGGAAAGTAATAGTTTTATCAGAAGAAGTTGGATCGGCAACTGTTATTATTGTCTCGTAAGCATCAATTGTAGATCCTTCAAACACAAGGCTTCCAGTATTACCAATTAACACCTGACCTGTGACAGTACCACCTGCAAGTGCTAGTTTTTCTGTCTCTAATTCTTGAAGTGCATCCTGTACGTTAGTTGAACTTAATTGACCGTAAGGTGTGAAAGTAATATTGCTTGCAACCTGTCCTGCTACGGTCTGCGAAAGATCAACCTCATTCCAACTACTACCTGATGTATTTGTAACACCTAATATATAATCAGGAGGTGAAAGTGCAACGACTGGAGCTGGAGAACTTGGAGTTCCAGCAGTTGAAACCACAACATAAACACCATCAGTATTTGCGCTGGCTGTAGGTAGGTTAGATCCAACTACAAGTCCAGCCGCAATTCCTGCGCTGGTCGCCGCCACCATCTTGGAAGTTGTAGCGTTAAATGTACCTCCGTAGACCAAACTTCCTTTCGTTAGTGTTGTTATTGCTTGCCAAGCTGTTCCATCCCAGATGAAAGCATCTTCTGAAACAGTATCAAAGAGAATTTGTCCTGAGAACTGAGCAGTAGGATAACCACTTTGAGCGATAGATTGAAATATCGTTGTTGAACTATTACTTAGTTTAGAACCATCAATAGAATCAGCAGCTATCCTTGCGGCATCTAAACTTCCGCTTGTTATTTTAGTAGCAGCAAGATCAGGAATTAACCCTGCCGTTAATGCTGCACCTGCTGTAACTGCACCCTTATTGTCAACAGTAACGGACTGATAAGTTCCAGCACTAACTCCACTTGTTGAGGTTATTAAATTACCACTACCGTCAACAGTTAAGCCACCTCCAGATGTAATTTGAACTGCACCTTTAGCACTAGTTGTTGCTACAGGAAGATCACCAGCAACTAAACCTGTTGCAGCAGTAACCATGCCCTGATTATTAAAAGTTATTCCGCTAACTGTTGCTCCAGTAACGCTATTAGTAAGTGATAAAGCACCTGCTCCACTAACACTTAATCCAGTCCCAACAGAAACGCCACCAACAGCAGAAGTCGTTGCGACAGGTAAATCTCCTGCTACCAGTGCAGCAGTGGCAGTTATCAATCCCTGTGCGTTATATGTGATTCCAGAGCGAGTTGCTGCTGTGACTGTGTTATTTATTCCAAGGTTTCCACTAGCTACATTTAACGAACGATCAATATTTGATGTATTTAATTTTGCTGCTGTAATCGTTCCATCCGTAATCTTTGTATTAGTAACAGCGTTTGCCGCAATCTTCGCTTCAATAACAGCATTACTAGCTATCGCTCCAGAATCAACAGCGTTATCAGCTAAAGCTGCTGCATCAACAGCGTTTGCCGCAAGTTTGGCACTTGTAACAGCATCATCAAGAATTTTGGCAGTTGTTACCGCATTATCAGCAATCGAAGAAGCAGCTAACGTACCAGAAAGCTTTGCAGCAGTTACAGCTCCGTCAGCAATAGCAGCCGTATCAACAGCGTTATCTGCTAACTCACTAGCACCAATAGCATTTGCAGCTATTTGATTAGCTGTAATTGTATTTGTTGCAATCTTTGCTGCTGTAACAGCCCCATCAACAATGGCTGCTGTGTCAACTGCATCATCAGCAAGTTCAGAAGCAGCTACAGAATTTGCTGCTAATTGTGTTGCTGTAATGCCACCTGTTGCGATCTTTGCCCCAGGAATATCTCCATCACTAAGACTTAATTTTGCATAAGTAACATTTGCATCTGTAATCTTTGCAGTTGTTACGGCGTTTGCAGTAATAGCAGCAGTATCTACAGCATCATCAGCTAACTCAGAAGCAGTTATCGCATTAGCAGCTATCTGTGTTGCAGTAACAGTATCGTTAACTAATTTTGCTCCAGTTATCGTTGCGTCTGTTATCTGAGTTGCAGTTATAGCCCCACTTGCAATTTTCGCAGTTGTGACGGCATTAGCTTGTATTGCCGCAGTTGCTACTTGATTCGTACCTAATGTTCCAACTTTTGCAGCAGGTATATCTCCGTCATCAATTAAAGCAACACCAGCAGCAATTAAATCTTTAATCGTTACTTTTTTAGTCTCAGTTGCACTAATATCAGCAACCGCCGCTACGTCTGTTGCTTGAATACCTGCTTCTGCTAAAGCGGGTAAACCCGTAATCTGGAGATCTGCCATTGCCGACTAACTAAAAACCAATACCAGCAGTTTAAACCTGTTCGAGCAATATGCGACTTTGATTTTCCTGAAGGATCTTATCTGCGTTTTCTTGTAACAAGAATCCTGGTGTATCTCCTGTCTTCAAACTAATCACTCCATTTGTTACGAATTCTATTCTTGTCTCTATAACCTCAGTCACAGACACCGTTACGGCAATATTAGTGATAATACAATTAGCCTCATAAAAGACATTTTTCTTTGAATTATCAGGATCACGGTAAATATAAAATAATCCATCAAAATCTGACCCCTGCTGAGTACGAACCAGCAATTGAGCTAAATAAAATGGAAATTCTGGGTCTGTTCCGTATTCATTAGCCCTATCTCCTGTTTCATAATCATGCTCCCAAATACAGGTCATCGACCCTTGACCACTGATTAAGCCAGCCTCATATTGATTTCTAAATTCATCCCCAAGATTTGTTAAGTCAACTTGCTCCCTACTAGTTGTCATCTCAAATTCTCTAACACCTGCCACATGTCTAAATCTTTCATTTCTGGTACGAATCAAAATATCTTTTGCAGAACTAGGAGCAACAAGAGTTAAAGCATTAGCTGTTAATCCTTCAATTGCTTTTGCAAAAGAATCAAATAAACGAATACCGCCTACTTGGTCAACATTAATAAACCATTTTCCATCTGGATAACTATGACCACTAACAAGTTCAAGCGTAGATTTGTCAGCCGTTTCTATTTCAACCTCATCTCCAGTTATTAACGAACCAGAACTATGGTCAACACTAAATCTTTTTGTTGATGTATTTACGTCATAAGGATCTAACTTCGTCTGCAATGCAGATTGAAGCGTATCTCTTTTAAGGGCTACTTCACCCCATTGACCAAAATAAACACCCATTAATCAACCAGAGTTGTGTTGCCATAAGGAGCACCATTAGCTTCCCAACTAATATCAGCAGAAGCAACTTCTCCTACTGCACTATTCATTGAAACACCTGTAATAAAGACAGAGAATTGAATATCTCGAACATCAGTAGAGCCTGTTGTCATTCGCAGTTTTAAAACAACTGCTGTTGATGGATCGTTCTCACCATCACCTGCTGAACTACCTGTTTTGATCGCAGAAGTTAACAAGGCATTCAGGTTTGAGTTAGCACCAGAGCCAGGAGTTTCAACGTAATAAAACAGTCTTGCACTTCCGCTATAGCTTCTAACACCTGATTCAAGTGTTCTATCTGTATCGCCTAATGAGGTTGTTTCCAATACCGCCATTGAGCTAGAGAAAGACCATGACTGAACTTTTGCTGCTTTTACATCAGCAACATACAGTTCTCCATCTCTGCCTGAATAAAAACCCACGACCTTAAATTAAAACATTGCTTTTATTATATGGGTGCATCCAAACAAGCAACAAAACTACAGCTAACATTACTGATTCCTGGGA